CAGGGGTCTCACCTCGTGCAACCGCCTCAAGGTATTCGATGGGTCGTTGTGCGTAAACGTCAGACCAAGTCATTTCATCTTCAACCCATTCCTTCATTTGGTCGGAATCGTCACTCAAAGGTGCTGGGTCATCATACATAATCGTTTGGACAACTGTGTATTCGATACCTGAATTAGTTTTAGATTTAGATAGTTCGACAATCAAATCACGACCTTCGTTAGCGTCGGTGATATCACCTTTCGCTCTCCAAATTGGAATGATTTTGTCAAGGATACCCTCTTGCTTGTAGTTGTCCTTAAACCTCCAAAACTTAACTCCATCTTCTTCATTGTCACGGTCAATAACCTTAACAATATAGAATTTACGAGGACGATACTGCATCGCCAACTTTTTATCGGACTCTTTACCTGTAGACATAAGTTCTTCATAAACCTCTGTCAAAGGAGAACGTTCTCCATCATTTTTACCTGGGTCATATAGTTTAACCCATCGTCCGTCTACTTGGACTTCATGAAACCATACTTCTTTGAATGGTGATGAGCCGTCAGGTGTTGGGAGTATACGAACTCTAGATTGTCCTGATTTGGTTCCTTTAGGGAGATACGTAGTGAAATACTTCTTAAGACGTTGCTCCTGTGTCATACCGTCTCCGCTACCGCGGGACTCTGTGTTTTTTTCGTACTGTTGTAGTACTGCGTCGAGTGCATTTGCCATAGTTTTTTCTTTTATTCGTTAAAATTTTATCTGTTACTCATCAACAAATATAAGTGAGAAAAGTACTAAGTCAAATGTGGTATAAATAAAAAAAGACCTCATAAGGGTCTTTTTTTATTTTGTTAAATTAGTTTTGATTATTAATAGACTATCATTGTTTGGATGAAATTCAATTACCCATGTCATACCATTCCAATCTGTCCATTCTTCACCAATTTTAATTGTGTTCTCCCAATATCTTATAGGATATTGTCCGTCCCAATAGGTGGGAATCATTGCGTCAAATCCAAATTTACTCGGATTTTTGTATACTTTAGTTGGGATTTGGTTATAACATCCCGTTAATAAAAAAGTAATCGATAAAAATAATAGTTTATAACCTTTCTTCATCTTCAAATGGTTTATCAAATGACTTTTTGATATCACCATCTGAATAACTTTCTACATCATCTGAAGTAAGAACGTATTCATTCTTACCTGTCTGTTCAAGTTCATCTTGTTTGTCCATAAAAAAATCGGTGAGTTTTTGATTGTAAGGATAACTATCAAGACTTCTAAGTTGTAACTTTTCTTCAGGTGATTTCTGTCTGTATTTTTCGACTTTTTGTTCTAAGTCATTAATCTTATTTAAGATTGTATCCATCTCACCAAGTTTAGAAGTCAAATCATCTAACTTACTAAACATTGTTTCCATATACTCGTCTTGTTTGTCCGATATTTCTTTTTGTGATGTCACTAGTTCAGTAACATCTAACTCTTCAGTGCCACTATCTTCAGTTGTTTCAATTCCTTCATCACCAACAACTTCAACGTCAGGGTCACTTTCTACATCAACAGGTTCGGGAACTTCTTCAACATCAGTTTCTGTGTCTAACCCAACATCATCCGTTTCTTCACCTCCCTCATCAGGTAATTGTGGTAATTCAGTTCCTTCCTGCTCAATGATATAATTATTTATTTTATTATATCTCTCGATTTCATTTATAATTTTTTTATCTATAGACATTGTTGTAATTTTTACCCATTTAATAATGTTTTAACACCATGACGTGTTTCAACTTTCATTGTTTTATTTACTTTCATGGTGTTATCAACTCTTTCTATTAGACCGTCCCTCATTCTGACTGTATAACAATCACCTGTGTCTAAATCACAAACCTCTTTATAACCATTTCCGTTATCTCTTTCTGTAATTCTACTATCTTTTTGTAGATAGTCGTCTAATAATTTTTTGATGTTCATCTGTAATCTTTTTATATAAATATGTTTATTATCAAGAATATTCAAATTTCTCCTCTCTGTACTACTGATTTAAATATATTCAACCATTGGTCGTAATTAGTCTTGAATTTCTCGTTTGTGTTTTTTTGATGGTTTACCTCATTTATTATATCTGATGCAGTACCACTAAATGGAGGATTAAGGTATACATTACTCATATAAAGTATTGTAAGTGTCTTAGGTAATTCGTTTGTGGTGGTTCCTTGTTCTAAAACATCGTATATAGAGTCTGCCATTGGTCCAATCGGGTTTAGTGTTGCCCTCATAAAGTCTAACGATTTATCGATAGTATCAAATGATGCTATTGTTGTTAAAGTTTCACCGTTTTGTACACATACTTGTGAATCAAAGAATTGGTCTCTATTAGGAACTAATACGTCAGTCCTTACATCCATAATATTATTATTATAACAATTTTCTCTGACAGACTTATTTTGTGTCGCAATTCCATATATTAAAATTTTAATTTTATCGCTTGTAAAATTATTATTATTAACATAGTTAATTACATCTTGTGCTTGTATCGGTGTCTTCACCATATCGGTAAATGGTTTTTCAGGATATTTTGTAATTTCTTGACCTTTATCCTCAGGGGCTTGTTTAATATTTTTCATTTTAGATAGCGCTAAATTGTTTTCAGTTTCTCCTGTTTTAGCGTTTATTTCTTCCTGTCTAACTTTTTCTTGATATTGTTTTAATATTTGTCTATTTACACTTGCAACTAATTTATCTGGTGGTGAAAGTGCAAATTTTGGTATTCTAATTCCGTCAAAGTTAGTGGTAAACCCTCTGTTAGTTATATTATGTGTCACATTCATTATTAAGTAAGGTCCATAAAATAATGGTACGTTTGTAAGATTAAAATACATTGTAGGTTGTATCATCGCATTACCTAATGATTGTACTTGACAGGTGTAACTTCGTGTTTTATAAAAGTTATACAGAGATTGTGATTGTTGAGCAACTTGTTGTCCCGATGCTTGTGAACCCATATCTGCTAATACTTGGAATGTTGGTCCTATGTTTTTATGTTGGTTCATGTCTATAGAGACTGAGTTAAACACTCCCTGATTTCTTTTTCCGAAATCTACTTGGAATCCTACACATCTATTACTTTCAGAATAATTAGTTTTATTTGTTTGATTTTCTCTTAATGGACAATCCGATGGGTTTGTTATATCAAATGCATCATCACCTTTTCTAAAAGTATTATTCTGCCCTGTACCCAAATTAGCTGATGGTTCACCAACATATATACCTATCATTCTTGGTCTACTATCCTTTGTATCAACTTCCATAAATGTACCAAATAAGTCGTTTGGTATGTCCTGTGGTAACGGTTCTCCTTTTTTAACTCTATCGTTTCGACCATAAAAATTTGTATAAGCCGGTGTTGGTATAAATGTGAAATTATTTTTTTGGTAAATTAGACCTAAAAGTCCGTACACTGACATTTTATCATTTCTACCGGTTATAAATCCTTCTAATTCAGAAATATTTACAACTACCTTATCCCCTATTGGTCTATTAGCCCTGTCTAAGAATAAAAAGTCTTCAAAAATAGTTCTGTTTTTAAAGTCTTGCCCTGCCACCCATTTATCGTTAAGTGCTTGAAACGTTTTCCATAGTTCAAGTTTTGGTATATTTCCATCAATTTTAGACAATCCAATCGCCTCTTCAGTGATTGATACTGAAGGTAAGTCCCTATTTAATTTTATGAATATTTGATTAAGTATATTCTCTTGGAAATTTTCCTGCTCTAACATATAATCGTTTAGGTCACCTATAAATTTACTTTTATTCATAGATGGGTCTTGTGATTTTTTGGCTCCGTATATTTTAATTAATGGTGATAATAATTCTACATTACTTTCATTAAATTCAAATCCCATGTCAACGAAAAAGTCAGTTAAATATGAACCGTTATCTCCATATCTAAAACCTGTTTCGGAAAAATCTCCTACGTATTCGTACATAGCTCTCCAAGCTTCAGGGTATGAACCTTTACTTGTACCTAAACTAACTCCTCCCCCTTCTGTTGGTAGAGAACCTATGACATAATTTCCGAAGTTGTATGGGTCTTTTATTTTTTGTGAAGATAATGTGGTTAATGAACCATAAACTTTATTGTTATATTTTGAGGGGTTACCAATTTTAAGTACCGTGTCTTTATTTATAAATAAATCTATGTGGTAGTTTATAAATTGATTACTTTGTGATTTAGTTAATGACGTTAAGACGTTATCAAAGTTTTGTTGTGTTTCTGGTTTTTCAACCATCAATAAAGATTTTAAAACTTCATATATATTTAAATCGTATCTATATAAGTTAGGTCCATCATATAAACTTTCTTGGTTTTCGTATACCGCTTTCCACTTTATTACATCATCGACCGAAACTCTCCCACCCTCATATTGACTTTTAATCTCATCACTTTCCAAGAACTCTTCAAATGTTGTATTTCCTCTATTAACTAAGAATTGTGTTTTATTTGGTGGTTGGCAAAAATTTAAAAAGTGTTCTTCAAATAAATCTAACATGTCTTTAGTAAAGACTCCAAAAATATCATCTATTGATGAATATGTTAGTGATGTACTATTACCTAAATTAAATGCTTGTTCATTTCTATCATCAGGGTTTATATGTTTTATATACTGATTTGGTTTGGGTTTGTCAATCATTTCATTTGAGAAATACCCAAAATTAGATGACGACCATAACGCTCTTACCCCTCCGTTATAAATGGATGGATTTGTTGTTACGTTTTGTTTGTGATTACCAATTGTGTCAAAACACTCAAACCTAGCTTGATTAAATTTAGCCTGACCAAAAGAAGGAATAATTAAAACTTTATTTTCTT